TAATAATGCTCAGTGGGCTGGATATGATATCTACAAAGATACTACAAATAGTGCTGCTATCCCTGATAGATTTGAGTACGATTGGGAAAGTTCTGAGTTTAGAATTGATAGTTCTCTAAACCTTGCATATCATGGTTTAAATAGATCTGCACCTCCTTCCAATAACTTAGTTAACTACATCAATAGTACTGATGTTACTAACTTACAGAATCTATATGATGAGGGTGAAGATTATAACACTGATCCAGAATTGATTCTATTGACTCCAACAATCGAAGTTGGATTCGAAAGAAGAGAAAGTGTTGTAAGGATTACACGTCCTAACTTCTTCTTCCGTGGTGATATTGTTGCTTATGTTCCTGCATCTGGTCAGATCGAACAAAGTTTACAGGATCAACAATACTATTACGTTCTTAACGCAACTGCAGATTGGTTCGAAATTGCTCGTGAAATTAAGCATGATGCAAGATATAGATTATTCCAGTTAAACAAATCTCTAACTGGTCAGCAAAGATTACAAACAGTTGTACGTTCTGGTATTTCTTTACCTGCTGCACAATATCCAATGCGTGATTTGGAACAACCAATTAGTGCAGGATTTAACGTTGCTGATATTCTAATTGGTGCTACATCTAACGCACTTGCTGAAGTTACCAGAATTAGAAATAACGAAGCAACTATTGTTAAACTATACTACAAGTTTAATATTGATGCTGCTACTGCTAGATTTACAAATGGTGAGACTGTACAGAAACAAGGTGCAGGTGCTAACAATGCAGTAGTTGTTCAGACTTCACCTCTAACAGGTGACCAGAGTGATGAGGGTTACATTTATGTAGAATCTCTAACTGGAACATTCTCTGATAATGATGTTATCGAAGGTGCAACAAGTGGACAGACTGCTTCTATAAATGGAGCAGGTGTTACTCGTATGTTGATCAACACCGATAAAGGTAGTTTTGCTACTGGTGAAAAAGTCTTTAACAAGGCAAATGCTGCTCAAGCAGATATCGTTTCTTATGAAAATTCTGAAGGTGCTCTAGTTGGTAATACTGGTGGACGTATCACAATCGATATCGAATCAATCCAAGAAGACTTTAAAGATGGTGATATAATTTATGGATCTATCACAGATAAGATTCTTGACATTGCAGATATTCGTGCTGATGGTTTAGAACCATTAGAACTTAATCAGTATGTACATGCTGTTTCTACAATCGAATTAGATATTGCTGCTGTTGTTCGTGATGGTGGATATAGTGGTGACTTTAACGCAGGTGATTTAGTTTACTTACTACAAGGTACAATTGTTAAGGAACCAGGATTCACTGCTGTTGTTACTAAGTACCAAGCACCTGATCCTGAAGCAACTCCTCCAGTACCACATAAGATGTGGATTGCAAACCTTAAGCCATATGGAACTGACTCCAATGGTGAAGTTGTAACTCCAGATGCTAACTGGTTAGTTGGTGGTGGTACTGCACTTGGTAAGTTTGAGAACCTTAATAACTTCCCAATTATCCTTGCAGAAGCAAATGGTGTTACTGAGACTGCTGTAAGTGGTTATGGTAGGGTTTCTGGTAAGAGTGTTATCGGTACAACTGGTAGACTTTGGTTAGAAGATGTGGTTGGTGATTTCCCAACTAACTTAACAATTATTTCTGATGCTGATTGGTCTGCAGGTGTAACACAATCTAAGGGTCTAGTCGGACGTTGTAACAGATTCTTCAGAGGATTTGATGGTGAGCAAACTACATTTAAGTTAACTGTAAATAACGGTGAATCTTACTTCCCAGATCCTGCAGGTCACCTATTAACATTCGTTAATGGTATTCTACAACCACCTGGTGCAAACTACGCATATACTGCATTCTCTGATCAGATTCAGTTTACTGAACCTCCTACAGTTGGATCAGAATTTATCGGATACTACGTTGGTAAATTACGTCAGTTAGATGATATCTCCTTCGAGTTTGACTCATTAAGATCTTCCTTTAACCTACGTTACGCAGGTGGATTCTACTCACTAACACTAACTGAAGGTGTTAGCTCCAGTACCATACTTCCTGAGAACAATATCATTTGTTCACTGAATGGTGTTATTCAGGAACCAGGCGTAGGTTATGAACTTGTTGGTTCTAGAATTATCTTCGCTGAAGTTCCTCGTGCGGGATCAACATTCGTTGCATTCTCATACATTGGTTCTGACGCTGACGTTATCGCTGCTACAGTCGTACCTCCTATCGAGGCAGGTGACGTACTACAAATCGAGGGTGAGAATGAGAATCGTGAAGTTGCGTTGATCGAATCTTCTAACTCCTTGATTACTTTCGAATACACAGGAACTGTTAAGGGACGTAACGCAGAAGCACTTGCTTCTATCACAACAGGTGAAATTAAGACTGCAATCATCACCTCTCCTGGTGATGGATATACATCACGTCCAAACGTTGATGTTGTATCTTCCTCTGGATTTGATGGTCGTGTTCGTGCACTAATGGGTCTTTTAAGAATTGATGTTAAGACTGCAGGTGTTGGTTACTCTATGCCTGAAGTTACAGTCGAGACTGAAGTTCCTGATGATTGGACTCCACCAATAGGACCTGCTGTTAACCAAGGATTTGATACCTACGCAGGTGAAGGAACTGACAACGAAGGTAACCCAATTGTTATTGTTCCTGGCTACATTCAGATCAATGCACAACCAGTTAACGTAACAGTTAACCAAGGTCAGACTGCAGGATTTACTGTTATCGGTGCATTCATCAAGTCTTCTGATGGTACAGTTGGAACTACTCCACTCAACTATCAGTGGCAGCGTAAGCAGTATGGTGAAACTGCATGGGCTAACATTACTGGAGCAACCAGTTCTGTTTACAGTACACCTTCAGCCGCACAGGCAGATGATGGTGATGAGTTCCGTGTTGCTATAACTGCTGCAGGTGCTTCACCTGTATATTCCAACTCCGTGATCCTCACAGTTCAGACTGGTGCGACAATCATCTCTAACTTCTTACCTACTCAGATCTTCCAATAAATAGAACATGGCTGCTACATCATCATATAATCAAGGAACCAAAATAATAACGGTGGACGGGGATGGACTCCCCACTCCCGTTACTTACGGTACCTTTCCTAATGTCAACAATCCCAACAATGTAACAGAGCAAGACTTTGAGCATTCTTGGTATTATAGGGGTGGTACGTTTGGTATTAGTAGAACTTTTGATGATGCTAATTTTACACAAAATGGATTTGTAATTAGTATCCCTATATCTGTTGCAGATAATGCTTTATTAGGAAGTTCGATACAAGTTGGAGATAGAATTCTTTTCATATTAGATGCAGGAACTGCTAATGAAAAGAAGCAAGTATTTAAGTATACTGGTACTCAACAGACAGTTGCTTCTGGAGAATTTTGGAGAGCAACATCAACCAATCTTGAGTTGATTGTTGATTATACTAGAGAGACATATAGTGGAACTTATCAATATTTTGATCAAAGAAATGGAAGAGCTGCAGTACCTTTAGGTGCTATTGGTGTTGCATCTAACGGTGTCGTCTTCTTTAATCCTAGTGCAGGTGCAGGTGGTAACCCTCCTACTGGATTTAACTGGAACGCACATTTCGAAGATGCTGTTGTAGATTTTGGAGATGATAGTTGTGGTGGACACCCAGAAGTAACAGGTCAATATCATTATCATGATACAGATTTTTTACAGTGTTGGAAAGCAAACTCTGTAATGGCAGGATATAATGATTACTATGGTTCTAGTCAGTATAACGGTGATAATCTAAGACATCCTGATGGACATTCCAAAATGGTTGGAATTGCTTTTGATGGATTCCCTGTTTATGGTCCTTACATCTATAGTAGTCCTTGGGATAATAATTCTGATATTGCAGTAGCAAGTAGTTCATATAGAGTTAAGTCAGAGGAAGCAGATGGAAGACCTACTTATGGTACTACTCAGCAGAATCCACCTGCAGGAGCACTTATACAAGATTGGGAATACCAAGAGGGATTAGGAACTCTTGATTATCATAATGGTAGATTTGCTGTAACACCTGAGTTTCCTAATGGAACTTATGCTTATTTCCTATCTACAGAATTAGATTCTGAACAGAATTTAGTTCCTCAGTTTCCATATCTCATTGGATTAACTACTAGAGAAGTATTGCAGAAACCAGATAATGATGGTGCTGCTACACCTCCTGCACCTCCTTCAGGTGGAGACGGTGAAGCACCTCCAGCTACTATATTACTTGGTGCACAACCTCAGAATGCTACCGTGGAAGTTGCTTCATCAGTTACATTTACTGTTACTGCAACTATTAGTCCTGAGGAAGGTCCTAAGACTTACCAATGGTTCAGATCTACAGACGGTGGATATTCATTCGCTGTTCTTACTGGAGCTACAACTAATAATCTTACGTTCACTGCTCTGGCATACATGTCTGGATACAAATACAGATGTGTTATCACAGGACCTGTGGGTGCAACCCCTGCAACTAACTCTCCTCTAACAACTGACGTTGCAACTCTCACCGTAACAGGTGTTGGTGGCGGTCAAACTGCTGAGGACTTCTCAAGTACCAACGTATCGTTGGATACTACTGGTATCTCGTTCGATGCCACATAAATAAAACTGTACAAACTGTAAAAACATGGCTAAACAATCAGTTGGTATTGGATCTTCTGCAAATGATGGCACTGGTGATACTTTGCGTGATGGTGCCATCAAGGTAAATGCCAACTTTGATGAGCTTTACACAGCATTAGGTAACGATACTACAATCCAAGTGGACATCAGTGGATCTCCTTCTGATGGTCAAGTATTAAAATGGACTTCTAGTCCTTCAGGAGCATTTAGAGCAGGGAACTATGATATTCTAAGTTCTAATCTTGATACAAACGGTCATCAAATCGTTTGTGATGGTACTGATAATATTACACTCAAGCAAACTGGCACAGGAGATATAAAATTTTGGGCTGGTGGAAGTGGATCACCTTTAACATATGTTGATGGTGATGATGGATATTTTAAATGGTATGCACCTTATGCAAATGCAGCAGGATTACCAATTGCATCAGATCATCAGGGTATGTTTGCTTATGCAAATTCTGAAGGTAAAGGATATTATTGCAACACTTCTGCATGGGTACCTCTTATTGATGAGACCAGTAGTATTTCATTATTAAGTGATGTTGATACAACTGTAAATGGTGGTCCTTCTGATGGTCAGGTTCTTAAGTGGGTAGCATCAACATCTAAATGGTCACCTGCTAATGATGAGCAAGGGACAGGTGGTAGTGGTGGAACTACACAAAACTTATTTGAGACATTTACTGGTGATACTGGTACAACCACTGCGTCTGCTCCTAACGACACTTTTAATATTGTTGGTGGTACAAACATTGCTACTGCATTGGTTGGAGACACTTTAACAATCAATATGACAGGAACTCTTGGAGATCCTGATCAGAATCTCTTCTCGACATTCGGTGCAGATAATGGACAGACTTCAGCTACTGTTACTACAGATACACTTAACTTCTTGGGTGGAACTGGTATTAGCACTAACCTTAACGCAGGTGCTATTACAATTACAAATGACTCACCGAACATTGCCCAGAACGTAATCCAGACTGTATCAGGTAATACTGGATCATATACTGCAAATGCTACTGACAGCACTGTAACTATTACTGGTGGTACAGGTTGTACGACTTCTGTGAGTGGTAGCACATTAACTGTTGATGTAGATGAACCTCTCCCAGCTGGTACAGTATCAAATACAGGTCATTCATTCTATTTTGATCAGAACTATGCTGTAGTAACACAAGAATCACCTGTATTATGGTACAACGTTACGTCTAATGGTGATTCTGCATATAGATTCTCAGGTCCAGGTGTCGCTGATACTGCTGATGATCCTACATTCTATGTGTATAGAGGATTTACTTATGTGTTTTATAATAGCACTGGTAGTGCTCACCCATTTGAGATCAGAGTTTCTAATGGTGGTTCTGCAGTAACTAATGGTATTAGTGGAGATATTAATGGAACATTGATTTATACAATACCAATGAATGTAGCGGCTGGTACGACACATGTTTATCAGTGTACAGCACACCCTGGTATGGTTGGAAATTTAGTGGTGGTATAACATGGCAAGAACAGTTCCAGGATCAGGTGCAACAATAGAACCAGTCTTTAATAGCGTATTCGGTGTTAGAGACGTAATCGTGACCAATCCTGGTTCTGGTTATAGTCAGTCTGATCCCCCAAGATTAGTAATTGGTAATTGTGGTACTCCCATTAGGGATGCTGTTTTGCGTGCAAATATTGGTCTCAATGGAGATCTTCTTTCTGTTGATGTGGTAGATCCAGGTGAAGGATATGATCCATTAAGATTAGAAGTAACCAGTCCTGATTCAGGGGTTGTAGAAGCAGATGCTAATCTTGTACTGAAAACTGATGGTACTGGTGGAATACAAACAGTCCAAGTCACCCAGCCTGGTGATGGATATTTTACTGCTGAAGCGGAGATAAAAGGTGGTGGAGGATCAGGTGCTGAACTTGTTCCTATCACGGGTGGTGTAACTGGTCTTGCTATCGAAGGTAAAGGTAGGAACTACGATCTCAACGATATTACTCTTGTTATATCAGGTGGTGGTGGAGACGGAGCAACGGGTGTTGCTGAGGTTAATCAGTTCGGCTCTGTCACTGGAATTACCATTAGTAACCCAGGTGAGTTTTTTGAGACTCCTCCGATTATACAGCTAATTGGTGGTGGTGGTAGCGGTGCTACTGCTGAGGCAAAGATTAATCTTGGTGCTATAACTGAGATCAATATCCTCAATCCAGGTGGTAGTTATGTTGCTCCTCCTCAGGTTATCTTCACTAGAGATACTAACTTAATAAGAACACAAAGAAATAGAACATCATTAGAGAGTGAATTATATAATGTAACTGCATTACTAAGAAATGCTGCTGCATCAGATACTGTCTTATATGTTCAGACTACTGATGCATATCCTGGTTCTGGTAAATTCCAGATAGGAACAGAGATCGTTAGATATACTGGTAAAACACCTATCAGTTTTACTGGATGCACTAGAGGTCTTAATTTTAGATATGACCAACGTATTGTATTAGATGCCTTGGCAAATGATAATGATGGACTATCAGGATATAACTTTACTGTTTCAGATAGAATTAGAAGAGTAGAGGAAGATAAAACTAATAAGGTTGCTGTTGTATATGACTGGAATAAGGTAACTAGAGAGTTATTCTTAATCTTCGAAGTTGATGAATTGGCATTTATTGATGGTGGTCGTTCTAACGAAAAGACTGCTGTTATTCAGTTCATTGCAGGTGTTGCTAGTTCTACAGAAACTGGAGAAGCACCACACGTCTTGGTTGAGCAACAGAATAGTAACATCGTACTATTCACTTCACCATTAGGATTATTAGAGAATTTCACCTTCGAAGATGATGATGAATTGGATGGAGCAGGTGATGGAATCCCTGACCTGGTAAATACTGATACAGACTATGAGAATGAGATCAGCCTAGATGGTGGTATTGCATCATCACTCTATGGTATTGAGGAGACCGTTGGTGGTCAAAACACAACCTTATTCCAACAAGGTGATGAGTTATATGATTCTAGTTTAGTTCCTCTAGTATCATCTGTATCTGTTGCAGGTGCACTTGGTGATGGATTAGCACATAGTGCAACTTCTAAAGTAGTTGCTAAATCTTGGAATAATGTAAATTATATCGTTGGAGAGATAGTAACTGGTGGAACCACTGGGGTTACTGCTAAAGTTGTCTCATTTAATAATGCTTATGCTACGGGATATGTAGAAATAACATTCGAAGACCTAACGAATAATGGTAATACATATCAATTTACAACCAGTGATACCTTAACAGGTGGTACCTCTGGTGCAACATCAACTTTCTGGAAAGAGGAGTTTACAAACCTCGTCAGAAACGAACCTGAATAAGTCACATAAATAAAAGGAAGGTTAAACTGCTAAGATGGCACTACTCACCGATCAATTTAGAATTTTCACTGCGGAGAGATTTATTAAAGCTCTAGAGGGTGCCGACCCATCGCAGTCAGACCTTGTAGCGGGAACGTCGAGGGACAGGTTGTATGTTTTCATTGGAAGACCACAAGAGTGGGACAATGAGAATGCTCCTCCTACCCCTGTCGATTCTTTCCAAGAGTTTTCAGACACATTCGCTGACATGATCTCTCTTAAGAGAGTTCTTGCTAACGATACAATCCAGGTTGTAAGGCGAATTGACTGGACACCACCAGAACAAACTACTGGTGGATTAGGTTATGTCTATGACATGTACCGTCATGATTATAGTTCTACTAAAACTGCGTCTTCTGGTGCAACTAAGTTGTATGATGCTGATTTTTATGTAGTTAACTCACAATATCAAACTTATAAGTGTATCTACAATGGCACGTCTCCTTCAGACCCCAATGGCAAACCATCCACGGTTGAGCCTACTGGTACTTCCACAAGTATTATCACTACCAGCGACGGCTATCGTTGGAAGTATCTTTATACTATACCTGTTGGTCAGGTCTTAAAATTCTTCTCTAACGATTACATGCCTGTTCTTAGCGATGTCGCTGTTACAGGTGATGCTGTTGGTGGAGAGATTGATACTGTTGTTATCCAAGCATCAGGTACTGGATACAACAACGGAACGTATGAAAACGTTCCTATTAAAGGTGATGGAGTTGGTGGAAGAGTATCACTGGTTGTTGATGGTGGACGTATAGTTAACGCTACTGTGACATCTGGTGGATCTGGATACAACTTCGGTAAGATCGTTATTGATGAAGTCAATGGTATTGGTGCAGGAACTGGTACTGGTGCTGCTATTGACGTTATCATTCCTCCTGAGACAGGACATGGTGCTGAACCAGACTCTGAGTTAGGTGGATATCGTGTAATGATCAACACCAAATTTACATACGCTGAGGGATCAGGTGACTTCCCAACTGATAACGACTATCGTCGTATTGGTTTGGTTATTAATCCTAAGCAATATGGTACTACAGAACTTACTTCTGCTATTACTTTATCTGCAACTCAAGCGGTTATATTCTCACCAACCTTTACAGGTCAGTTCCAAACTGATGAGATAATAACACAGTCCCGAACTGTCGGTGGTCAACAGGTGACTGCTAGAGGTCGGGTTATTTCATGGAATGATACCACTAAAGTCCTGAAGTTCTATCAAAATAGAATCGATGGTGTGTTCCCAGAAATCACTGGTAACCTAACTGACTTTGAGGGTGGTAACCCTGTGGTAGGTGCTACATCAGGTACCTCTGCTGACCCAGACATCAACTTCCCAATTGTTTCTGGTTCATCCACTCGTATTATTAACAACACAGAATATGATTTGGGTATGTCATTCACCAATGGATACGCCAAAC